CAACTTATTCCATCAATGAGATTTCTAAGATTGTCGGATATGATAACCAGCTTTATTTCAGTCGGCTTTTTCACAAGTGGAAAGGATATTCGCCGAGAGAATACCGAAAGCTGAGAAACAAATTCTGAAATCCACAAAGAGGAGTCGAGGGTGCGGACTTTCAAAAAACGCATGGGGTGTCTGCTTTTGCAGATGCCCTTTTGCTTTATACAATTTGTGTGCTACCTCGTGTGTGCTACCTGTGTGCTACGTGGAAAAAAATAGGGCTATCGTGGAACATTCAGAACCACGACAACCCTTGATTTTACTGGATTTCTCAGAACTTGCCAGCGTTAGCAGCTTCCTGTACAGAAGCTGTCGCATGCTGTTTTTCCGGGTTTTTCGCGCCTTTTGTGTATTGCGCGTTGTTTATGTTCCGGTGTTACCCGGTTTTCAAAGGGCTTTCACAGCCGCGATCAGAGCCGCGCGCGTCTTCTTTCCGCATTTCTTGTCCGGTTCCTTGGTGCTGTACGTTTCCTTGTGTGCTGCCTGGAATGCCACCAGTGCTGCTTCTGTTCTCTTACCGAAGGATCCGTCAAGATTGCTTTTTCCTTCTTCTGTGTGCGATTTCAGAACGCCCGCTTTGATCAAGTGCCACTGTAACCATTTTACATATTCCACCTTCTGTGCCAGTCTTCCCCGGTACAGGGTGTATGTCGGTTCTGTGTACGGCGTGCTGTAGTCCTTCGTGGCTTCGTTCTGCTCCAGATCTTCGTAGATCAGATCAAGGTCAACGCTTGTGCCGATTCCGTCCACGCGTCCTGTTGAAGAATACTGCCATCCGAAAAGTTCCTGTGTGATCTGCGGCTTGTATTTATCGTTCGGCGTGTCTTCCAGCTGTATTTCCTTTTTTGACGGATAGCGTGCCACCCAGAATCTACAGGAAAACGCTGTCGGATCCAGTACGTTTTTGTACCAGTCCACATTGCAGTAAATACCGAATTCATACCCGGCGGCTTCTATGATCACTTTAGCAACTTTTATAAGTGCTGTCAACTTCTCTTTTCCCAGTGGGCGCAGCGTCTTGTCTTCCGTGTCCCACCAGACTGTACAGTCCTCGACGCCGCATGATTTCAGTAGATCGACGACCTGCTGTGCTTCTGTCTTCTGTTTTTCCGGCGTAGTTCCATAACTGTACTTGTAGACATCAAACGGGATCCCCTGCGCCCTAACTCCAGCCAGATTGTTGTGAAACTGATAGTCTGTTTTCCCGGATCCTCTGACTGAACGCAGTACAGCAAAGGCGACGCCCGCCGCCTTCGCCTTCCCCCAGTCGATCACTTTCTGATTGTCTGAAACGTCAATCCCTCTTCTGGTTCTCTGTACTGTCATTTCCGAACTCTCCTTCCTGTTTTGCATTCATGATCTTTTCTGTTACTGCCAGCCCCTTTACCAGAACGGCAGGCACATTGTAGCCGCATTCAACAAGATTTTCCAGAATGCTTCGTGCTTCATTCACGATCAGCATTGCAACCACCCACCAGCCGATCATTGTCAAGAATGCCAGATTGATTCCCAGCACGTCGTTTCCTAAGTGTACGAACACGCCGGAAATAATGAAAGCCACAAGAATGATCGCCCAGTAGCCCAGCTTCTTTACAATGCCGATCAGTCCTGTTTTGCTGCTTTCTTCCTTCTTCTTGTGTGATTTATACCAGCCAGTAAGCCAGTCAATCACATTCAGCAGCAAAAAGGCTGCGAATACATACCAGTAAATACCGAATACAGCTGTCAGAATCGCTACGGCTGCGCCTGCGATCGCGTTGTACTTGTCCATGAATCCCTGTGCATAATTAGTCATTTTTCTTGTCCCCCTCTACATGCTTTCGCCGTTTTCGTCGTAGCCGTCCGCTTTCAGCGCTTCGATTACAGCTTCTTTGTATTTCTCCGGTACGTCGTCGATCGTGATATATGTTTCTCCGTCCTCTGCGCCCTTCTCAATCACACGCTTTGCAGCTTCTACAATATGTTTTGTAGGAACGCTGCTGATCTCTCTGGATCCAACAATCACCAATTTTACATATACGCTTGTCATACTTTATTTTCCCCCTGTTCGTAAATTTCCGCGATCCCTTCCATGATCGCCCGCTGGTTGTCTGCCGTCTTCATTACCTCTTCGTACAGCGCCGCTACAGCTTCCAGCTGTGCTGTTGTGTTGTCCTGCATCTGTCGTGCCAGCGGCGTGTCAAGCTGTGCCACTTCCGCTGCGTATTCTTCGTACTGTGCCAGCGTCATGTCTGCATATTCATATACCCAGACTTTCTGCTTTCCTGTTTCGGTTGTGCGTGTTTCTCTTGTGATGTTCCGGCGTACTTTGATACGACCTGCTCCCATGATAATTTCTTCCGGGCGTGCCGTTTCGGTAGTTTCACCGGGTTTCCAGTTAGGCTGCTGCATAGTTCGCACTTCCTTTCTTTCCATGTTTGGAAACTTTCTTTTTCAGCTGCTTTATATTTATAAATGGACTGATCCAGCATACAAAGACGTTGTACGAATTTGTATGCTTAAAATAGCCCATGCGGCTGATCATGCTGCTGGCGTCCAGCCAGTTGATCTTCTGCTTTTTGCTTATTTTCTTTGCTTTTCGTGTGATCCTGTACAGAATCGCTTTTCTGATCGTCGTTCGTGTCCTTCTGAACATAAAGCCCATGAAGTCCAGTGCGCGTCCGATCTCCCTTGTTACTATTTTCTTTTTCCCGTGTCTGTCGATTGTCTCCACTTCATATTCCTTCGATAATGGGAAGATCTGCTTTGTGTCTTTTATGATTAGACCCAGCTTTTCTTCGCAAAATGCTTCAATCCTCTCCAGCGCGACTTTCAGATCTCTTTTGTTTGCTCCGAAACACACTATATCGTCAACATACCGGACGCCGTATTTTACGCCGCAAGCATATTTCGGCACTTTCCCGGCTGTTTTCCCTTTTCTCTTTGTTCTGGCGATATATTGCGCTGTCTTCTTTTCCTTTTCCGGTTTCCAGATCTCCTGTTTTATGTAATGATCTAAGTCTTGCAAATAAAAATTCGCCAGCCATTGACTTGTATAATAGCCCAGCGGCAAACCTTCCGGCACAGCGTCAATAATAATGTCCAGCAGGCGCAGTGTTTTTTCATCTGCAATCACTCTTCGCAGCTTTGCTTTTAATCTGTCGTGTGGTATGCTCTCGAAGAAATGGCGAACGTCAATTTTCAAAACATACTTCGTGTTTTTCCGGTCATTTCTGATCCAGCGTTCAATGTATTTCTTCCCATAATGCGCGCCGCGTCCTTTTATGGATCCGCAAGAAAATTCATACGCGCCACGGTTTAGAACCTTTTTCAAAGTCGGATCTTTTGCAAGTTCTTCTGGTTTTGGTGCTAAGATCTGTATAATTGCATGGTGTACCACCTGTTCATATTTGTAGTACGGCTTTATGATCCTGCGCTTTTTCTGCTTGAATCCGTCGTTGATCTCTTGCGGTATGTGGTGCGCTGGTCTGAATTCTTCTTTTTTCAGTATTTCATGCAATATGCAGACATGTTCGTCTATATTATTCAGAATCTGGCGCACGTCCCGTCTGTTTTTCTTTCCTTTTGCTGCTGCATAGAATGCCTTTTTCAGATTTTCTTCTGAAATAATCTTTTCGTATAGATTTTTGTAGGTTTTCATGGATCTTCCTTTCTATTCCCTCTAGGGCTTTCCACTCTGGTACTTGCCCCGCCTACTTCGGGGTATCATTTCAAGCCGTTGGCTTCCGAATAATGTGTGCATTATGTTATTGATCCATTTTTTACAGAAATGAGCGCGCGGAAATGTTCCAGTTCGTATTCGACACAAGATTGTTGACATTCAC